CGCATACTTGTAGTAGGTGTGCGATTCGTTTCGCTCTTGCAGTCGCTCAAGGATGTCGATGATCTGCTTCTCTTTCTCAGCGGCAACAAGCGCGGCGAATCGTGTCACGGAACCCAATGGCTTTTCGTCAGGCCCGTAAGCTAATCCAGCCTCCCTCGCCATGCGGACGATGTCTTCTTTATCCATTTTTTTCCTTTAATTTAGCTTCGACGTAACTTGCAAACGCCCTGCACCAGCCTTCCGGGTCATCGTTCCAATCCTGACTGGCATCGTATTCAGCGTGACAAAAGGCATCGTGAATGTCATCGCTGGTAAGCCCGACCCATTCTTTTGAATAGGAAAGAGCTGCGCCAACTGGAAGCGCGACAGCGGGATCACTCGGCTGTATGACGCAATGCCCATCTCGAAATCCGGTTATGTACGCTTTTACCTCGGCCATAAATATGTCGCTGCCTGAAATGCGCCAGCGTCCACTAATGTTTCTTCGTCGATCTCGCGTCCACCGGGAAGCACAAAGACGTTCTTTTTGACGTAATGGGGGACAATAGTGATCTTCTCGTAGAGATACACTTTGACCCAATCACGCTCTTGTTTCGGTTCCTGTTTTTTCATGTTGAATTCCAAAAGGGTTGTTCCATAGGAAAGGTTTATTTCTGTTTTGCAACTTGATTTCGACTGCGTTGTAACCGTAAGCCCTGCCGATCTTCTTAGCAACCGATGACTGATGTGAAAGCAGCCTTCTTTTGATCTTGCCCTCAGCTAGCAAAGGCATTAGCGCGTTTTGAATCAACTTCGGGCTTATCTTCATCTTCTCGGCCAGCTCTTTTACTGTCACCGGGCTAATTCTTTTTTGCATGTATTTGAGACAGGCTAACCCACGATCAATCTTTGCCTGCTTTTGAAGTCTTGTAAGACTCATTTATCCGCTCTCCTTTGCGCTGCTTCGTTTGTGTACTTTGTTCCGTAGCGCCTTCTCAATTTCTCAATATTGTGCTCAAGGATCATGTTTCGGTTAAGGCCGAGCTTTTGTCGGATGCCCTCAAGATAAAACTCGATGTCGCCCAACTCCTCGATGACGTTGTCGATGTCTAAGGGTTTTTGGTAGATCGCCCACTTCTTGATTGCGTCTAACAGTTCCCCAGACTCCCCAGAGACTCCGATGGACATGTGCAAAACAAAGGCTTGATCCGGGCTGAGATCGTCAAGGATGTCGCATCCGGGTTTTGCAAGTGCTGTAACTAATTCTGTGTGGTTCAAAATGGTGACTCCTCTATGGTTTTCAAAATGTCGCGCTTCGTGACTTTCTTTTTCTTAACCCACTTGCCTTTTACTAACGTCTGCTGAAACGGCCAGTTAGGGTGTTTTGCTAGCTCTTTCGTTGGTTCATTCATATCGCCTCCGTAAAATCACATTGTCGTAAGCCTGCCTTTCCCCATAAAGCATTTACCGATAGTCGGCGGATTTGAGCTGATAATCGGTAGGCAATCCCCCAACTTCCTGAACGTACTGTTGGCTCTTTCTGTCGAACCAGAGCTTCGCAACGCCCTCCCATTCACCGTTACGTTGTTTCTCGAAAGATAGGAAGGCATCAGGGATGGAATGGTCCACTACACCATTGGCCTCAAAATCGCGCTCCTTCGATTTATTTCTGTGCATGAGGATTACGTTGTCCACTTGATCTGCGACGCTCCCAGAGCCCTTTAGATCGTTTTTAGAGGGTGTTTTGTTGTCATCGCTTTGTTTCCTGATATGGTGAACCAAATGAATGTGAATATTCTGATCTCTCGCAAGGCCGCACAGCTCGTCTGTAAAGTTCTTCTGTGCGTTGTAATCGTCCTCGCCTCTCACGCACTTCATTAGGCTATCAATGAAGTAATGCTGACAACCGAGCATCGTCTTGCAGTAAACACCGACCCCTAAAACTTGAGGTGGACTTACAGTTCCCTGTACGTCGTAGAACCAAAGTCGGTCTTTGACCCATTCCTTGAACTTCTCGTGAGCTTGCATTGTGGGGAATGACATCCGCGACCACTGCCTCACCATCCTTTTAAGTGTCCTCACCGGCTTCATCTCGAACGAAGCGATGACTACTTTTTGATGCTGGTGTATTAGATGCAGAGCGATCTGGCCTGCAAGCAAGGACTTTCCTGATCCGTTCTGCCCTGCAAGAACCGTGACCTCACCTAACCGATAGGTGAACTTGTCAGCCAGCTTCTCAAATGGCATGACAATGTTCGGCTCTTCCGATGGGTTCCTCATCTCCTCAATGAGATCGTCCATACAGTCGGCAGCGGGCCTGACTTTCACAGATGCTTCCATCTGCTCGTACCACGCCTTGTAATCGAGGTTTTCTAGGATCATGCGTCTACCTCCGAATCCCAGTACAAGCCGGGGCCGTAATTGGCGATGACGCGCGAGGGCGCATATATTTTCAGAGCTTGCAAGATAAGGTGGACGTGATCAGGATCTCCTCCAGTGAGATGCACCCGTAATCCTCTGACCCATCTAAAGTCTCGGTCTTTAGGCTCAACGACAACAACGGGATACTCCGGGTCATCGTCTGGCTTTCCAACAAAGTCGATAAAAACAGCTTTAGGTGGTTTGCCTGCAAGCTGGAGGTTGTTTACAAAGTCGTGGCCTTTCATACGCTTGCCCTATCGCCGTAAGCTGATGCTGTTGGTTGAGCGACTTTCTTTGTCACCCACTCTGCCTTGAATGAAACCCACGTCCTTTCGCAAATTTCTTCTAAAGCGGCTTCTAATGTAAGACCCGCTTTTTTAGACTCCCTCAAAATGGCATTCCACGCTCTTTCGGTCAAAGGTGCTTTTTTGCTTTTCCTTAGCTCAAGAAAATCATCCCAAAGTTTCTCAGGAATGTTCTCTGGCTTAACGACAACAAACTTGTTTTTCTTTTGGTTATTGGTTAATGGTTTATGGTTATTGGTTGGTTGCACGGTCGTTGAACGGTCGTTGGAACTCTTTTCAACGTCCGTTGAAGCCTTGTTGAGAGCGCGTTTAGCAGCCGATGCTTTGCCCGCTTTAGAAGCAGACTCAAGCTGCTGGCGATAGTTTTGTATCTCTTTATCGCATCGTTTGTGATGCCATCCATCATTGCTTTTTGTGAAAAACAAATGGAGCAAGCCTTCGATAATGACCTCTTTGTCTCTTGCGTTAGCCTTCATTGAAAGCTCAAACAAAGAGTCTGGCAGCGGTTCTTCGGTGTCGTAGTAGATCCAGATCATCTTCATGTAGATACCAACTTCTTCGTTGGTCAAAAATGAAGTGTCTTTAATGAAGTCACCAATATGGTGCTGGTAGTAGTGCATAGCAAACCCCATCAAGGTAGTCATCACTGAAGGAGCAAAGGGCAGGCAGGTGATGAGTCTGCTTTTCCCCCCGTCGGGGTATCCCTTGCGATTACAACTGTATCAGTCTAAATCAGAATTCAAACACCTTGCAAGTCCACCCGGCTTTTAACTTGCCCCAACCGTGAACCTCGATCTTCCATCCTGCTTTAAGGATTGCTGGCAGATGCTCCGATTCCTCAATCTTCCTAATCCTTGCGTTGACATTCCCTCGGCTTGTTGTCTGCACTAACAGCGTCTCCGTGTCCCTGATAGCTAAGATGTCGCCGATCCCGAATAGATCCTGCCTAATACGGGCGTGTGGGTTCCATTTCTCGACGATCTGACACAGATAGCCGTCTTGCCTGAGTTTCTCTAGGCTGCGTGATGTTGGTGATTTGCCGCTCATCGTGTAAAACCTGCCTTTCGTCTGCTGGCTGTAGCGTTGTGTTTTAGGGCGTATATAGTCGTGAAACGAGGTGGAATATGAACGAAGATTATTACTTTGACAGGATGCTATATGAACACGATAGAGAAAGAGAAGAAGATGAGCTTGCTGAAAGACTGGCTGACAGCGATAGTTTTTGGGATTTTGTATGGGACGATGATGTTCCTGTTTATAAGATAGAACGTTTTTACAGGATAAAACGATATGCAGAAAGTTTACGAAGCAATAAGCAAAGTGATGAGTGCGATCTCCAAAGCAGGGATTGCCAAACAGAGAACTAACGAAGCGCAGAGATACCAGTTCCGCGGTATTGACGATGTCTATAACGCAATGGCTCCCATCCTTGCGGAGCATAAACTGTGCATCCTCCCTCGCGTTACAGACCGTCAGGTTGTCGAGCGTGTCAACAAGTCTGGGACTGCTTTGTTCTATGTCACGGTCTCAATGGAGTTCGCGCTTATTTCTGGCGAAGATGGCTCTAGCCACGTTATATCAACGATTGGCGAGGCTATGGACTCAGGTGATAAGGCAACTAACAAAGCAATGTCAGCGGCCTACAAGTACGCTTTGATGCAGGCCTTTTGCATTCCAACAGAGGGTGATAACGATAGTGAGAATCAGACTCACGAAGTAGTGTCTGAATCCAACTTCGACAAGGATCTCGAGAAGATTGGTAGCGCTAACAAAGACAATCTTAGGAAAGTTTATGAGGAGGTTTTTGTTAAGCACAAAAAGTCACCTGACCTTGTAAAACAAATAGAAGCAGCTAAAGACAAACGTAAAAAGGAGCTAGGCCTGTGAGACCCGTTTACGAAACTGAGTTAGATAGAAAAAAAGAGTTAGCCGTCGCGCAAGCCTTTGCTGATCGCTTCAACTACGACATTTACAGGCTTCCTAAGTTCTACGAAATGGACTTTGCTGCTTACCAGAACGGTCAGCTCGTCAGGTGGGTCGAGGTCAAAACAAGAAACTGTAAGTCGACTGACTACAACACTTACATGCTGGACTTTGCAAAGTTACGATCTGCCATCAGCATCCAAAACGCGTCGCAAAGATCGGTCGTTCTTGTTGTCCAGTGGACTGACACGATGAAATATTGGACGTTTCGTGTTGGTTATCCAATCCTCCCCGGTGGCCGCACAGACAGAGGAGATCCTGATGATGTTGTCCCTGCTGTTCATATACCTATTCATCGATTTGTAGACGTATGAAAGATCCCCATAAAGCTGTTGATTACATCCTTAAGCACGCTCGGCAGTTCGCCGATGCTAAAGCCCAGAGAGTCTATTTAGAAGAATTCAGGAAGTCTAAGAAAGCCATCCTGATGAAGGCTAGTCTTGAAAACGCTTTAGGTGCTCAGGAAAGAGACGCTTATGCTCACCCGGAGTATCTGGAGCTTCTAAAAGCATTAGAGGCTGCTGTGCAGATCGAAGAGAAGTTACGGTGGGATCTAATCGCAGCGCAAGCAAGGATTGAGATCTGGAGGTCTGAGCAGGCGAACATGCGAGCCGACATCAGGAACACGCAATGAACTGGCGATCTAAGAAACTACTTGAGGCTTGCAGGGAACTTCCTTGTGGTCTCTGTGGTGTCGAGGATGGAACGGTTGTCGCGGCTCACTCTAATCAACAAAAAGACGGTAAAGGAACCGGTATCAAGGCACATGACTTTAGGGTCGCTGCGCTCTGTTATCGGTGTCACATGCAGATAGATCAAGGAGGCGCAGGGAAAGAAGAGAAAAGGCAAGCGTGGGAAGGCGCACACAGAAAGACAATTGGATGGTTATTTGAAAAAGGAATATTAGATGTCATCAGTAAATAAAGTGATCTTGATCGGTAACGTAGGCAAAGACCCTGAGTGCCGTTACACAGAATCTGGTTCAGCCGTAGCGACTTTAAGTCTTGCCACCACGAACCGATGGAAGAACAAACAAGGCGAGCAGCAAGAAGATACAGAGTGGCATCGTGTTGTTGCCTATGGGAAGCTCGCTGAGATCATCGAGAAGTACATCCAAAAGGGTAAACCCATTTACATAGAAGGCCGACTCCAGACCCGGAAGTGGACGGATAAACAAGGTGTCGACAGATACACCACCGAAATCGTTGCTGAGACTCTCCAGATGCTCGGCCATAAAACTAAGTCTGAAGAGCCTGCATTCTGATGGAGCAGGGAACAGAGGAGTGGAGGCTTGCGCGATTAGGGAAGGTGACAGCTTCCCGTGTATCTGATGCAAGGGCTAAAAAAGGAACAGCTACCAGAGCGAATTACATTTCCGACATCATCGCGGAAAGACTGACAGGAACGGTAGCCGAGACATTTACGAACAGTTTTATGGAGTGGGGAACTCTAAATGAGCCACTTGCAAGAGCTGCGTATCAGATACGAACCGAAAGGTGGGTGGAGCAGGTTGCTATCGTCGATCATCCGACGATCCATAACTTTGCAGCATCGCCTGATGGTTTGGTTGGTGATGGGCTCATCGAAATAAAGTGTCCTAAGACCTCGACGCACATAAGCTACTTAACCGCGGGAGAAGTGCCGACAACCTACAAGAACCAGATGATGGCACAGATGGCTTGTACGGGTCGTAGATGGGTTGATTTCGTTTCCTTTGATCCTAGACTGCCCGAAAGACTACAGCTCTTTGTGGTGCGTTTTGAGCCGTCTGAAGAGGATATAAAGAATCTAGAAACGGACGTTGTTAATTTTCTGAACGAAGTGGATAATTTAATGGAGCGACTATGAACTGGAAAGAATTGATTGAAAGCCAACGATCCCCACGAACCTTCAGACCTGTTGAGGAGATCTGGCGAGAACACGGCTGGAGACCACCCTCCACAGAGTGCCCAGACACCATTGAAAAGCACCGAGCTTTTAGAGCGTGGTCAATGGCTGGAGATCATCAAAGCGGTGAAGTCCAGTGATCGATCGGAGATTACGCAGGCTTATGAAGCTGCTATGCCGTATGTCGTACAAGATTGGGCTAACTGGCTTTTATCGAAGCCTCGTGCGGCTCGGTTACCGCTGATAGAAAAGATCGCAAAACATCACGGGGACGAAGTTGGGGAAATGGTAAAGAGGAAACTTACCGAGCTACACCTTTCACGCGTTCAAAACTCCTCATGCCAGCAATCCCCAACATCCCGCTCAAAATAACCCAGAGAGCATCAGTGTCCAACATAGGAGGAGGCTTTACCTCCTTTGGAACATATCCCTCAGCCTGCAACCAGACCCACGCCCAGACGAGAATGGGGTAGAGAAGGAACTGGTAGAACATAGCACCAGCACCAACCCAACCTATAGCGGGTCGCCATCCGGCTACAAAGAGATTCTGATTCGCAGCCTCGACCTTGTTGACTTCCATCTGTCCGAGGTCAATAGCCTGATCTATTCTTTTAGCCTCTAACTCTAGCTCCATCCGTTCTTTATCGGATGTGTGGAGATCTCCGATAACCTTACCGACGGACTCAACGACAGAGGATATGCCGAGGATGTTCACAGCTTCAGTGCTCGGTTGAGCCAGCCTAAAAGAAACTTAATCTGGCTTCGGTCTCTCATGACAATGTCCCGATAACGAGCGATCTTCGCAAGGGCATAGGAAGCCACAAAAAGCTCTTCGTTCATCTGGTTGAGTGCTTGTATGGTCTTAGACCCGATAACGCCGTCTGGGGCCGTTTTAACGCATATCTGGGCAAGTTTAGAAGCTACAGAAACACCAGCATTAACAGCGAAGTTAAAGATAGAGGAAGCGATGACAGGATTGAGTTGGTCGCCCTGTACGCGATCCCAAAACTCAGACTTGTAGAAGTCCCTGACCATCTGAGTAGGCGGGGTTTCGTCTCTGTCGATAAAGCCCCATCCCGGCCAGTGCGGGTTCTTGTTTCTCGCAATGCCCGCGTAGGTTAATCCGCCGGTGTCGCCCTCAATCTTATGCAGGACGTATCCACCTTCGTCCTCGATCATCTTATTGAAGGCTGCTTCAAAACTCATTTATCAACTTTGGCATCGAGCTTGTCGAAGATCCTGCTTAACATGATCTTGATCTCGGTAATGTCTTGCTGATAATCAGACTTTAATACATAAGTATGGGGTAGACCCTTCTCTAACTCACCTAGATCCTTTTGCAGATCTTTCTGGGCTTCCCAGAGAACACGGAAGAACCAACCGGCTACGGCACATAAAACACCGAAGAGACCGTTAATCAGATTTTGACTTTCCATAGTAGTCGAGATTCCTAATCAGCCGTTCATCATTAGGAGACAGTTTGACTGCCTCCGCTCCGTGTCTTATCGCTTCGTCTCTCAGACCTAAATTGTAAGCAGAAATAGCCGCTAAGTCATGAGGCTTAGATCCCCACACTTCGGGGTCACAAGTGTAAACAAGCTCCTTGCTCTTAATCTCTAAAGCCATTGTCGCTGCATGATGGCATTCTTTCCACATTGACTTCCTGTAATACGACATTGCCGCATCAACCCACGGCTCTCTGGTTCCCGGAGCCTCAGCGATAGCCATACGAAACCACTTTAGAGCCTCCCAGTGATTGCCCTTCTCATCGTGAGCCTTCCCTAGAAGCCTCATCGCATAACACCGCTCGTTAGGCCAATCAGCGCGAGGATTCTTTAAGTAAGCATGCAGAGCCTCTATTGATTCATCCCAGAGGTTATAGAAGGTCAGCTCACGAGCAAAGTAGAAAGCATTTCTAGGACAGCTCGGATCTTCTTTCACGGCCATTCTTAGAAGGTCGAGATACTGCCCTCGTGACTTAGTGGGATCGGGATGGTGAGACACGAGAAGCATGTCTGTTTGGGCATAGACTTCTTTGATGCGAAGGTCGGGGCGAGGGTATTCATGAATACTATGGTGGAACCTATAGCCCTTCTTTGCGAAGATCTTTTCGTAGTAAAAGCAAATGCCTTGACCCCAGTCGAATTTATATCTAAGTCTTGTAGTCTCTGGGGTCCAGACCCTTTCTATTTCCTCACGCCAGCCCGGCTCAAGAACCTCATCAAGATCAAGAGAGACGATTACGTCAACGTCGGCAGGCACTAAAGCTAGAGCAGCATTTCTTGCTAGGTCAAAACGCCACGGGATGATTGAGATGTCGTAAACAGTAATACCGCACTCTCTAGCAAGATCAGCGGTTCCATCTGTTGAGCCTGTGTCAGCAAGAATAATTAAGTCGGCATCTTTGGCCGACTCGTAAAAACGCTTTACAAACTGAGCTTCGTTTTTTGAGATTGCGTTAACGCATATTTTCATGTCGTATCCATTGTTTTATATAGAATCCGTGCCAGTCATGCTAGGAACAATCCACTGGCAAGTTGCTTCGTCTAATACTGCGTCTGGTGTTGGTTTGGGTGGAATAAACGCGTCCCGTTGGGAATCGTAGGTGTAACCGATGCCTGCGGGATTTTTTCTAATCCTTGCATTGAAACTTGTCTGCTTCCAGTACGGATAGCCGCCTGACCAGTTCTGCAAGAACCAAACGCCCTTCCATTCTTGCTCTTGTCCGTTTTGGTCAAGAAGCTCGTTGTTGTGAACTGACACAACGTCAATCACGACATTGTTTTGATCCAGTTTTGCGAAATAAGCCATATCCAACCTCAGAATGTAATTGTGCCGTTGCCAGTGAACTTATAGGTCCGATAACCACCAGAAACGGTGATTGTGGGCAACCCAGTCGTTGCGCTAGCTGCTGGGTAAGTGTCTGCATAGCGAATGATGACAACACCAGAACCACCGTTACCACCATTAACAGTCTGAAATCCACTAT